TTATTCGCCAATTTTTTACGATAACAGCACATATAATGTTAGTACAAGTGTTTGGACTATTGCGTGTATTAAGTTAGGTCTTGTAAGTCTTGTTAAATTTTTTAACGCAGGAATTACTACCGTCAATTCAAATTTTCTTGAATGTGATACCTTAACTACATATTGTGAATTTACTGCTGAGAATGTAATTGGCGTTAATATTACAGGAAATGGTATTCAAGATAGTCGAATCAGAGTAAACACAGCTCCAGTACAAAGTCCAACTTTAAGTGCATTTGTCCGAGTTAATGTAACCGATGCGTTTACAACATCATTTGCAATACCTGTTAGCATAGTTGGTCAATTACAAGTCGTTGGTGGCACTAATGGTATTAATGGTGGAACAGCACTATTTTTAGTATCTCGAAGTGCTACTGGTAATGCTGGCGTTGCTGCTATTACAACCTTTGTTGGTGATGGAAGTGGATATACTCTTTCATATCAATTATCTGGAAATAATTTCCAGTTAAAACATAATATTGCGGCACAAACTATTCAAGCAGATTTATTTTTTCTGCCAACAGCATAAAAACCTTTTACTTAACTTTGATTGGAGATCAAAATGGCATTAGAAAAAGTTGAAATTGTAGATAGAATTGAAGTAGTTGAAAATGGTTGTGTACAAGTACGCACCAAGACTGCTATCTTGGAAGATGGCAAGCAGATCAGCGGCACGTTCCACCGCCATGTTATCGCCCCCGGTGACGACTACAGCGCAGAGGATGCCCGTGTGAAGGCCATCTGTGCTGCAACGCATACGGCGGCTGTGGTGGCTGCGTACAAGGCGGCACAAGCTGCTGCTACGCCATAATTAGGCACGAGCCGCTGAACAATTTTGAAAGACAAACATGACTGACACCACTGCATTTATTCAAAACGGCCCCACAAGCCTAATTACTGCTAATTCCAGCGCACCCACTGCCGTACAAATTTTGCCTAGTTTTACCGCAGCAACACCGCCCCGTAACCAATACCGGGTAGTCAACGTAGGGTCAGTAACCGCATTTTTGGGGGCGGGTGCAACGGCTGCAATTGCTGCAACTAACGCTGCGGCAGTCACTACAACGGGTAACGCCATGCCAATTGTGGCTGGCGCTGTGGAGGTTTTTAGCTTCCCGCCCACTTGGTATTTTACCGCAACTGCGGCTTCTTCCTGTGTGCTTTACATAACGCCAGGAGAAGGTCTATAATGTTTGTACTGGCCCAATGACCAGGGAATCTTAGGATTCAAAAATGTCAGATGTAGAGCAAGTAGCGGAATTAGCCCCCGCGCCGGAACTGGAAACCACGGCGGTTACTCCAGAACCTGTAGTTGAAACGCCGGAAGTAGCAGCTAAGACATTCTCGCAAGAGGAACTTGACGCCGCTATTGGTAAACGCCTTGCAAGAGAGCAGCGAAAGTGGGAACGAGAGCGACAGCCTGCGCCAGCAATGGCAGTGGACTTGCCGCCGCAAGATCAGTTTGAGTCGGTCGATGCTTATGCAGAGGCCAAGGCTTACAAACTGATTGAGCAGCGGGAACTCCAGAAACAACAAGCTGAAATTCTTGATGGGTATCACGAGCGTGAAGAAACGGCTAGGTCTAAGTACAGCGACTTTGAACAAGTTGCCTACAACCCCAGCCTCAAGATTACGACCGTGATGGCACAGACGATTCAATCGTCGGACATTGGGCCTGACTTGGTTTATCACCTTGGCTCAAATCCGAAAGAGGCAGATCGTATTTCTCGACTAGCGCCTATTTTGCAGGCTAAAGAGATTGGACGACTTGAGGCTAGATTAGCCGAAAACCCCGTCCAAAAGCGTACTTCTGGTGCGCCTGAGCCGATTTCACCAGTCACCGCCCGTGGGGTGGGTTCTGGGTCTTATGACACAACTGACCCACGGTCTATCAAGACCATGAGTACCAGCCAGTGGATTGAGGCCGAAAGAGCGCGACAAATGAAGACGTTACAGGCGCGAAAGTTTTAATTTATTTTTTAAGGAAAAATCGTGGCTAACAGTATTCTTACCATTGACATGATTACTCGGAAAGCTCTTGAGATTCTTGAGAACAACCTGGTAATTACTCGCAACGTGAACCGACAGTACGACGACAGCTTTGCTGTTAACGGTGCAAAAATCGGCTCAACCTTGCGTATTCGCCTGCCTGATCGGGCGCTGGTGACTGACGGTGCAGCCCTGCAAGTGCAGGACGACAACGAGCAGTTTACAACCCTGACCGTGGCGAGCCAAAAGCACATCGGCGTGAATTTTACATCCGCTGAACTGACCATGCAGATGGACGACTTTGCAGACCGGGTTCTCAAGCCCCGTATCTCTCAGTTGGCCTCCAGCATTGACGCTGACGTTGCCAACGCTTACAAGTCAATCTATTCGACTGTTGGCACTCCCGGCACTGTTCCAGCTACTTCTTTGGTTCTGTTGCAAGCGCAACAAAAACTGAATGAAAACGCTGCGGTTATGTCGCCTCGCTACGCTACTGTCAATCCTGCCGCTAACGCTGGTTTGGTTGAGGGCATGAAAGGCTTGTTTAACCCCACCGACACCGTGTCACGCCAATTCAAAAACGGCATGATGGGTACTGGTGTGCTTGGGTTTGATGAAGTCAACATGAGCCAATCCATCAAGGTTCACACCACTGGTACACGGTCTACGACTGACACGATCTTGGTTAACGGTGCTGTTAGCACCCAAGGCCAAGCAACGATCAATCTTGACGGTGGTACTGGCTCTGCAACTATTGTTGCTGGTGATGTGTTTACTATTGCAAGCGTGTACGCAGTTAACCCACAGACCCGTGAGTCAACTGGTTCGTTGCAACAGTTTGTTTGCACCTCTACCGCCACTGCATCTTCTGGTGCATGGACAAGCGTTGCAATAAGCCCAGCAATTTATACCAGCGCCAGCGCCTTGGCTACCGTTGACAGCTTTCCTGCTGACAACGCTGCCGTGACGTTTGTTGGTACTGCATCTACTGGCTATCCGCAGAATTTGATTTACCACAAGGACGCAATAACGTTTGCTACGGCTGACCTCCTCATGCCGCAGGGGGTAGATATGGCTGCTCGCGCAAACCATAACGGTATTTCTCTTCGTGTGGTCAGGCAATACGATATTAACAACGACCGTATGCCTTGCCGTATCGACGTTCTCTACGGTTTTGGCACTATTCGTCCTCAGATGGCTTGCCGTCTTTGGGGCTAAATTGAATGGGGCTTCGGCCCCTTTCTTCGTAACATCTTTCAAAGGAAATTATCATGGCTCTCCCTAATGGTTCTGGTGGTTATCAAGTCGGTGACGGCAATACTGGTGAAATTCAGTTCAATGCCCAGCCTACACCAAGCGCAGTCGCCGCAGGCGCAGCAACTCTAACCGTGGCTCAACTGGCTAACCGGATTATTCTTGGTTCCCCAGGCGCGTCTGCTGCTGCCTATACGCTCCCAACGACTGCTTTGATGGACGCTGCTTTCCCAAGTATGCCCAACAACTCGGCCTTTGAGTTCCAAGTGATTAACGTGGACGGCTCCAGTTCTGGTGTCATCACTATGACTGCTGGTACTGGCTGGACGGTTGGCACTTCTGGCTCGCTAGGTCTTATGACCATTGCGGCTGTTGCAGGTACGTCTGCTACCTTCCGCGCCCGTAAAACTGGCGATGCTACTTGGACTTTGTACCGTCTGTGATAGAAACGCCTCACGCTTACAAGGCGTGGGGCATTTATAAGGAAACATCATGTCAAATAGCCAATCAATCGGCGTCGCATATTCCGACCCAGAATTCACAACTTGCTACGTTAGTCAAGAATTTGGCTACACAACTGCTGCCCAAACAGCAGTAACCCAAGCCACCAGCAAATCCACGGGCGTGACTGCAAACACCAGTGCCGGGCGCATTACCATGAACAATGCAGCGTTGGCTGGCGCTACTGCTGTGTCGTTTATTTTGACCAACAGCAGCATTTCTACCAATGATGTAATGATTGTCAATGTTGCAAGCAATACCACTGGTAGCGCTGCTGGTGCTTACACCACGTATGTATCCTATTTGGCGGCTGGTACTGCTTTAATTACGTTGCGGAATTTGACTGCCTCTACTTCATACTCTGAAGCTGTTGTCATCAATTACGCCGTCATCCACGGCGCATCGTAAAAATGGTCATTTATCTACGTCACCCGGTTCACGGTACAAAAGTGGCTTGCGCTGAATTGGAAGCTGTTTACGATGAAAAAAACGGTTGGGTGAGGTATGATTTAG